TCCATACTTGTCTAGGTATTTTAACCAATTAAATCCACTTGCAGGCGTTATTAATTGCTTTATATTTCCTGCTATGTGTAGTGTTTGAAGTTCTTCTGTGTTGATGGGATAGAATAATCTATTGGCACTTTGATTATATTTTTTATAAATCTGTTTGCTGTTTTCAATGAAATCCGTTTCGTGTATAGCATAGTAACATTTTTTGCTAGAACGAATGTCCTCATCAAACACAATAATATTTTCCTTGTTGTCTAATGCTGTACGTATCACATTCCAACCATGCCATTTGTGTTTGTACGTCTTCAGTTCTGTGCCTGGTTTAACCCATAATGGAGTATAATCATCGTGGAAATTTTCTTCACTTCTAATAGGTTCCGAAGTAAAATGTTCAGAATCACGTTGCATTTCTCCTATCACAGGCAATTCTAATTGTTTATGTTTTTTTAGATTGATAACATAGCATTGTTCGTGCAGTTCATAATATCCTTCTTTTCTATCTAGTATGTGTCCTGCTATATAAAAATCTTGTTCAATTAATTTGTGTAGATGTTTGAAAAACGCACCTCCTTGAAATTCAGTATCTGGAGAATATACCACAGCATAATCGTATTGATCTACCAATTTACTTAAAGCAACATCCTCAGATAAGGCTATCTGGACGTCATATCCCATTGTGTTAATTTTTCCTATCTGATATTCAGCAATATTTTGAATAATTTCTGTGGCTGATGAATTCTTAATCTTATGAAAGTTTGTATCAAGCACAAAAACTATATCATGTTTTTTATGTTGGGCGTCAAATTGAAATGCCATATTTTTTAATACTCCTATCTAATAATTCGTTAAATTGTTGTCTTTTATTGCCTATGTGTGCTTGAGCAATCATGTGTATTCTTTCCACATTGGCATTGTTCACTACTGAATGATCTTTCAGTATGTTGATTAAAAATACTTTGCCGTGCCTAAACGGTACTAATCCATGATCTTTAATTTCCATATAACACAGTGCTGGATGTATCACCGACACATTTATTGGAATTAGGTGTTCGCACAAATCCTCTGGCAGTTGATGTCCTGGATGATCATTGTGCCAATCAATTCTTCCGGCAGGATCCAATTTCATAAAACGTATTCTACTGTATCGTTCAGCAGGAAATTTATCCCAAAACATTTTTGCCGCAGGTGCTATCTGTGATAGTTCTGTCCATTCATAAGGAGCATTCAATTCATCGTCATAGCCATATTCTTTTGCTACCTGTGTTTTGTCAATGCCTAATCCATGCAGACAACAACTGCTCCAACCTTTGTGTGATTCTTTTTCTCTGTGCGGAACATAATATGAATTCACTTTGGCAAATTCTACGTGATCTGTGTAGGGTCCGAAATCTAAATCTAACTCCAACCAAGGCAGAGTTCCATCTTTAAATTTGTTAAACACCTTAGTTGCTGTGTCCATCTTTCACTCCCATGATCATAAATCTTTTGTATTTTTCTGTGGGCAATTCAGCCGCAAATGAAATTTTAAGTCCACAAGTTTTTTTGAATGTTTCTAAGTCAGGTTGACAGTTCACGTGCTCATCATGAGCAACATAGTCATTACTCTGCAGAATAATTCTTGTGCTAGTGGGCAACAGGTCGATCCATTTATCATATTGTTCTTTGCTCATGTGTTCACAAGCAGTATTAATAATCAAATTGTGTTTGTTGTAATTTTTATATTCCAACATATCACCTGTCACTGCTCTAAACTGACTGCGTATTTCATATTCTTTGTTCATTGTTTTAGCAATAGATTCACACGTAGGATCTTTGTCCAAAGATGTTATTCTCAAAATATCCAATTCACTGTTGAACATTAAAGTTGCCAGCACACCATTCCAGCCTCCACATATCAATATGTCATAAGGCACTCTTTGGAAATAGTGTTTCAAATTGTCAATCAACCAAACCTTACTGTTGATTTGTCCTTTCCAGAAACTTTCCAATGTACGATATCTGTCATCAGATTGTCTGATGGCATCCATCCAATACAGCACATCTCTAATATTAATTCTCAAATTGGGCTCCTAGTTTATCAAAAGATCCACACTGTTTGCCACATTCTTGTAACGGTGTATGACTCCATGTTTGTTCAATTTTGTCAAAGTATCCATTTTCAAATATCTCTTTTAGACTACTTGTATTTAAATTCGGAAACTCGCCAATTCTTTCCATATAATCAATTCTACTTGCCTGCATGGGCGGGATCCATTCCATATCCAACCAACAGCAAGGCGAAACGTTACCACACGCACTCACATACAACTGCCGGTTTTTCACTGCTTTACACACAATAGTAGGCTTGGTCTCTTTTTGTGATTGCTCGATCAAAGGAATCATCTCTTTGCTCTTCTGTGTAGGCTCTAATTTGTGTAACGGATGTCCTTTTTCATCTATCACTTGTAAAGCACCATCTTTAAATCTTGAAGTGTGTTTTGTGGAAAACATTTTAAATCCTAGATCTTTACTCATTTGTTCTGCTTCTGCCACCTGATGTTCATTGTGTTTGAATACTAGCATATGCCATTTGGCAAATCCACCTGCTTGGATGAATGCTTTGGCATTGGCAATAATTTTGTCAAAATCTGTAGATATTCTATACAGATGATTTGTGTCTGCTAATCCATCTAATCCAAAAGTTACCTTTACTTTTTCCTGTGCTAACTTCTTCCACCATTCTGGATCTCTAGCACTGCCATTTGTGTGCATGGCAAGTCTAATACGTGGATTGGTGGCTCTTAGATGTTGATATATTTCTAGTGTGTCTTTACTAACAATTGGATCTCCTAGATTACCACACATAAACAAACTGTCTATTTGTTTTATAAAATCTTCAGGAAACCATTTTTTAAAAGTTTCCAGTGTGATTTCATCCAGATGTATGAAAGGATTCAAAGGACCGCCTTGTATTCTTCTCGGACACATAGGACATTTAGCCTGACACTTGCTTGTGATTTCTAAATGAACATCTCTGATGTCTGTGAGTTTATACATTTGTTCTTTCCTTTTTGAATATCTTTGACTGCTTACGACTGATTTCCATTATGATTTCATCTCGTTCAATGCTTTCTAATTTGTCCAACTGTCTTGATTTGGGAATTTTACTATCAGCAGAACTAACGCAAGTTGGAGTTATACATTTGTTAGGTGTTTTAAATAATTGAAAACCTCCGTCTATTGTGCCTAATGGTTCATCATGACAACTGTATGCTCTTTTTATTTCGCCGCCAGGTTCACGCACAATACAACTTTGATAACCTGCATTACAATTCCAGCCTTTAAATCTATTAAAGCCAAAAGCATTGAATCTCTCTGCTTGATCCATTTCATACAAATTGTCTTTGTGATCCATAAGAGTTATTTGACCGACTGTGGTACCATCATTTGTTTTTAGTGCAAATCCTGTTTTCATCTGTTCAATTTGTTCGTCACTGTAACCTGATACAATTTCACTGGCAGTTTCATTGCTTTGTGGCTTTAGTGTGACGTTTATTCCCCTATCATTAAATCTTTTACATCTATCATACAGTTCATTAAACAATTCAGGAACCATTACTTGGTTTATTGTAACATAAACGCCTGCGTCTTGCAACATTAAAAGTTTGTCACCAAAAGTTTGTTCATCAGCAAATTCATGATGATAACTGGCAGTGATGCTTCTACGCACCAAAGATTCTGTGGCTTTGATCCAAGTTTTCCACCATTTTGTTCCTGGTGAACAATTTGTGGTCATATGAATACTTTGATATCTACTTTTAACATCTGAGGCATAATGTCCAATCAAAGGTAAAAATCTTTTGTATGCTGTGGGTTCACCACCCGAGAAACTGAAATGAAAACTATGAAAGCCATTACTTCTGGCTTGAGTTTTTATTTCATCCATAGTTTTTTTGTAAACTTCTAATGGTCTGTGATCCACCTTTTTGGAGTGAGCATAGGGCCAACAGTATGAACAATCGTAATTACAAAATCTACTCAGTATCCAACTCACATTGAATACTTTTTCATTCAGCATAGTTTTTTGTCCAAACTGTACAATGTTATCAAAAGGTATTCTAGTAGTATGTACTGACACTGCAGGTCTCCTCAAAATGTTTTTTCAACCAATCAAAATCATTGATATAATTTAATTTGTCTTTGTTTTCAGTTCCAAACTTTCTACCTTGTTGTGCGCCTTCAATGGCAAAATCACCATAAGGTCTATCAGCACCTTTTGAACACCACACATCTAATCTTTGTTCTGTTTCACCATCTACTTGTCTATCTATCACTTTGGAACTTAATTTTACACATTCTCTAAAAGCACTTTTCCAAGCACTAAAAGGATCTGAATTAAATGCTGTGATGTTTGATACTTGCGTTATTGCTTTAAAATTTTTAGATATGCTTGTGGTCATATCAGTTGTGTTTGTGTCCATATCTAATGTCAATTGTCTTGGCAACAATTTAACTCCACCGTATCCATACTGCAAATCATTTATAGGATTACGACTTTGCCAAACATGAACAGTTTCTAAATTATATTGATCCACATCATAATTGAATTTAAAGTCATCAACTATCCTAGCATCAGCATCAACCACCCAAAACATTTTTGTTACTGCTACTTTTGCCGCTTCGATGTGTGCTTGATGGATACCTTTAACTCCTTGAACCCGTTGAGCAATAGGAAAACGATCACACAAAGTTTTAAAATTGTAATCTGCTAATGCTTCATTATAACTTATAAAAACTATATCATACATTAAATTGTTTTCCTTATTATTCTTGGTGTGTTGTGATAAACAGATTTAAAAAACTTACTTTGTTCAGCAGTCAAAGGTTCAATTGGCAAATCAATATCAAACTGCTGTGTAATTTTCTTTCCAAGTGCTATTGTGTCTTCATAAAAATCAACCTTTATATCGTCATGCAGTTCATATTTCCAATATTTTTGAAAATATCTATAGTTGTTTGCCTGTGTGAAATCCCAATCGGTACACATGGTCAAATAACATCCTGTTCTTGCTCCGTGGATAGCATGAATTCCGTATTGATTATCCATGCCCACTGACATCCATACCAGCAATCTTTGATAGTTTTGCCACCATAAATCCTTTGGTGCTTGTCTCACATTCTTGTCCAAACTCATTTTTACACCTTCTCTGAAGCCTGCTCTCCAGGCTTGATATGCTGATCCATCAATATGACTGACTGAATAATTGTCATTGAATTGATAATAATTTGGAAAATGACAAAATTCTATCACATTTTTATTTGTGCTGTCTTCTTTCCCATCGTGGTTTTCATGCGTCTGCATATTTTTTACAAAGTCTTTAGACCAACATTTTAAACTGCCGTTGCCATATTTTAAGCCATTGAGTCCAATGTGCCCACACCAACTGAATTGATATGTGTTATCTACTCCTAAAGCATTAAGATTTACTGCCACTTGTAAAAAGTCTTCATGTACTTGCGTGTCCGCATCCACTGTGATAAATCTTTCTGTGTCTGATATTTCTGCCGCACGTTTATGAGCAGTGTCAAATCCCAATACACCATGCACTCGTTTTGCCCATGGTATTTTCCTTTTCAAATCAGCAAAGTTTTTTTCTGCGTTGGGTTCATCCACACTCAAAAATACAAAATCCATATCAGATACTTTTAAAATCATTGAACAACCTCATATGAATAATTGTATATTTTTCTACAAAATAATCTTGGTTTTGAATCTGCTTTATGCTCTATTTCAACACTGCCCTGATCACACAATTGATTTAAATCTACGTCAAATGTGTATTCTGGCACACTGGTGTTGTTTTGTGTTGTGGCAAAAAACTTAAGAGTATTATTTTCTTGTTTCACAGTATTTTTAATCACTGTTTTTAATTCATTATCAATGGTGATATCCCATTTTTTATTCTCTATATCTAATCTAAATCGTATGCAGGGTTCTTTGTCGTTTTTAACTATTTCATAGATTAATTTGTTAACACTGATGTTTTGCTCTAAATCGTTCTGCGGTTTCTGAGTAACTGTAAATTTGGATTCAACAACATATTGAGTATTTTTAAAAATTACTTTGTATTCTGTTAATCTTCTTATTCCATTTTGGACTTGCTTCGCTAACTCTTTTGGAATTTCAACACTGTGTCCTTTTTGTTGAATACTGCATCCGTACACATCACCTGATTCAGGATCGAAATGAAAATAATACTGTACTTTAGGACGTATTACATCAAATTTTAATGGAGGTCTTATAGTCATTGTAACTGCTCCATTATTTTGTTATTTAAAAAGTTGGGTTCTACATAATGAAATAATCCGTGCTGTCTGATATTGGCCACAAATAATTCATTTTGAGTATTGAAATCATAATTTAACTGTTCAGTCCACAAAGATATTTCGCTTTTATAATTTTGTATTCTAGGTTTCATATGAGTGAACGTTAAATTGCTATGCTTACTGAATACTTTGTGCTGTATACCCAACAATTTAATTGCTATTGCGGTGGCAACATCCATACTGCACCAAGATTGTGTTTTATTTTGTGTGTATCGTTTGCTGTACTGCTCGTAGTTTTCCACAATGTCAATCACAAGATTAAAAAACTGTTCATTGTTTTCACATTTTTTAAAATAATGAAACCCACAATACACATTAGGTAAATCATTTTCAACAAATACTTTTCTATAATAATTATTGGTTACCCATTCATTTCTATAAGTTTTAACTTTGTCTGTGTAGTACAATTCGTAATTGTCCAATTGTTTCCACCAATGCTCTATATTTTCCAACAACAACATATCAACATCTAGCACTATGGATTTTTCAAAAGGACTTATGTTGTAAATTTTACATCTATTGTTCACTTTCCAATCGCTGTTAATTGCTAAATCATTGCCTGGTATATCTTTGATATGATCAAAATACTTTTTATATTGATCTGGCACAGCAATATCTGTAATCAAACACACTTGTTCTTTGGGCATAAATTTTTTTATACTGGCACTACAGGCAACTGCTTGTTTAAGATAATCGCAGTTATCATTCTTTTGTACAAATAATATAAATCCTCTACTCATATTGATCAATAATTTTGTTTAATCCTATCTTGTTCATGATGTGTATGTTCATGTCAGTTATTTGACATTGTGTTCCTCTTTCAAATGTGAATGTCCATTTGTTATTTTTAAAAGAATCAATACTGTCTTTGTCTGTGACATAAAACAGTTTGCTAGGCAATTGTTTGGGCCAAGCAGTCTTATTAAAATTGTTCATCATGTGTATTGCTATGGCAAAAGCAAAGTCATTTCTGTAAACTTTGTTTCCTATTTGGTACGCAAATCTATAAAACTCCCATTCATTTTTGATATGGTTTATCAATTGAAACAATTTTTTAGTTCTTTCTGTTTTCTTGAAATAAAATACAGTTGCCCAACACATTTCTATTCCAACATCACTCACATATTTCATTTCTTCAGTGTATCTAGATTCAAAATCTATGTGCTGTGCTTTGTAATTGATTAAGAAATCCTCATTGCTTTCAAACACCTTGTTTAGATTGGCATTGTTCACAATGTAATCTGTGTCCATCACAATGGTTTCATCATATGGCGTAAGTGAATAGGCATCCGGTCTACTGGTGTTGTTCCAAAAATCTTTGTGCTTTTCATTTACATTGTTGTAGGTTTTAATTTGTTGAGTGTTTGGCTTGGGCACCACTTTCACGTGATTGAAATTATTGTGATCTTCATTGAAGTTGTCCGATGTGATTAAACACACTGGCAAATCAAGATGTTTTTTTATCTGACCTGCACAAAAATTAGCCTGCTTAACATAATCCACAGTGCTATTGTTATGAGCAAATAGCAAAACTCCTTTTGTCATAATTAAATCTCACCTTTGTCTTTCACCAATTGATTGTATTCCACAAAATACTGATTTAGATTGCGTTGATATTGATCTGTTATATCGTTGTGAAAGGATTTTATGTCTGTGATTTTTACTGGCATTTCATAATCGTCCAAAAAGATTGCTTCATTGGTCTTTTTGATGTTCATGTAGGTTAAACAGTAGTTGATAAGACTGAGATTTATTGTGAATTGATGTCCTTGAATATAGTAAATGTTATTTTCAAGACATTTCTCTTTCAACAATTTAAGTTGATTATTGAACGTTTTTAGACGTTCAGCATATTCTAAAGATTTTGATAAGGATTCATCCATAATATTAAGAATATTATACTTGATTTTTGGATAAAAGTCAAATTATAGATTAGAAATTATCACCAGAACCACGTACAACGCCCGGAGCAGTACCAATTACATCTGTGATTGCTGTTGCTGTGGTTAGGCTGACATTTAAGTTTCCAACATTTTCGTCTGGATTACCAGTTTCTTGATCCCTGTAAGTCATTGTGAATCTTATTTGAGTGGCACTGGTTGATTGAACATCAACAAAGTAATCGTTTTCAGAATATGTGCCAGCACCAGCATTTTCATTGGTCAACAATCTTTGGACTGTTCCATCTAATTCATAATTTCCAATAGCGGCTCCATTCACTGTGCCGTTACCTGAGTGCGTTGTGGTGTGAGCACCGAATTGTAAATTGCCACCCATGATATTGTTCCAGTCTGTGCCTTTTGAACTGGTATCTGTGGTGTTGGATGAAATTCTAATAAAGCCACCTGCGTTGAAATAGTGTCTTCTGGCATCGGCAGAACTAAAATTAACATTTACAATCAGTGTGATAGTGCCGTTCCATGCACCTCTACTGAAAGGTGTTGCGTTTAAATCTTGTTGATCTGTATCAACTGTTAATCTATTTGTGCTGACCAAAGTTGCCAAGGCTTCATACTGATCCCAACCTGTGTAATTTACTCCATCATTTTCTTTGATAAGATCACCTTGTTGTACTGCTTGAATTATACTACTTGCTGGATCTCCACCTGTTTGATGTTTGTAACATTTTCTTAAATCTGCGTATGCGTTGTTGATGTTGTCAGCATTGATTAAATCACCAACCTGAACAGATTGTGTGATCAGTGTTTGTCCATATCCAGTATCACCTGAACCATTTCCTAACACGTTGTCTATTTGCTGTCTAAGAGTATTGAATCTATTCGCAGTAACTAAAGCCATTGTATTCTATTCCTTCTTAATTATTTATTAACCTTAGTGCTACCTCTACTAATTTTGTGGATTCATCTGAATTTGTTTCTAAAGCAAAACCTACCAACTGTCCTTTTTTGGTAGCAGTTGCGATACCATAATCTGCCGCATAAACTTTTTGACCTTTTTGAACAGCACCTTTTACTTTAACTGGCACACGACCAACAAAAGCAATCGGTTGTCCTTCAGCATCTTTGTTCATCAAAAATCCTGGCTCTCCTGATATTACACCAAACACATTGCCACCATCAAAAAATGCTGTTGTTTCTGCGTCACCGCCAATTGCCATCACTGTGCCAACTTCATATTCTTGATCCGTTGTGTAGATTTCAGCCAAGTCAGCATAACTTGCCGATGTTGCTATACCGTCAAAAGTGTTTGCTGTGATAGTACCTGTGGCATCTCTCAATGCTGTGGTGTTGTTGACAGCATTTGTAGAACCTAAATATGTTTGAGCACCAAACTCAATACCAGAAGCAGTGTCTGCCAAACCTTTGAAATAGTTTGCGTGTACTTCGTACCACTTGTCTGTGACTAAACCTAAATTTTTATTTCCCACACCTGGCATGATGCCATCAGTGTCTACATAAGCAATCTCATTCACTGATCCACCATCGTTAACTTTTAAAGAAATCTTGTTGCCTATTTCGTTGGCAATAGAACCTTCGCTTCCGTTTTCAATTGAAACTTTTAAATCATTTGAATCACCAACTGTAAATCCTACATCACCAAATCTCACAATGCTGGAAAAAGCACTTGAACCTGCTCTAATAAAATCAGATGCTAAAAATCCGCCTAATCTATCTGAGTTGGATGCTGTTCCCCAAAATCTATGATCTGTTGACGTCACACCGTTTGTGGTAGATTGTGTGTTTACAAGTGTGATACCCTTTTTCACCACATCAAATCCTGTGATTGTGTTTGAAGGATCAGTAGTGCCAATTGTGAATGCTGTTGAACTGAACAACATT